AATCGTAAGGGAGGATTACAGGCTCGGCTTGCGCCGGGTGACGATTATCGTTGTCGCTGCTGGGCGGAACCATCTTGGGGACCACAGACCAACAAAAAACAAAATACGAAGAACCAAGTTTCAATTCCGAAACTCATTCTTCCCTCAACGTCACCGACTCAAACGATCGTTCCGATTTCGCATTCCATAAACTTAAATCTTCCAGATCCGACGGTTCATGCAAACATTCAAAAAACGATTTCCGATTTGGATTCATTTCTAAAATTTCCGAAGGATCGAACAGGCATCGGCGTTCACTATCTGAGCGGCTCTATGTTGAAAACGAATATTTCCGGAAGGTTTAATCCGAATGCAAACCGAATTGAGTTGAATGGTTCCCACACATTCAAAGATACTTATCAGTCAACATTCGTTCATGAGTTCGGACACATGATCGATTACAGTTGGATCGGTCAACCAGGTAGGTATGAAAGCACTTCGACAGAGCTATCTGAATTCAAGTCCGCTGTCGAAAATACGGAGTTATACAAACGACTTAAAAAGATTGGAATGACTGGTAAAATTATGTTGCCCGGAATTCAAACTGTTTTGTTGAATCAGAGTCAGAGAAAATTGATTCCTTATTTAATTTCTCAAGAAGAACTTTTTGCTCGTGCCGTCGAGCTTTGGACTGCAAAAAAAACGAACTCGAAAAATCTCATTGCACAGATTCGAAAAAAAGGTAACATGAATTTTGTGAATCATTATTGGGATGAAGATGATTTTGAATCTGTAAACTCTGCCTTAGATAATATCTTTGGTAAAATGGGATATTTAAAATGAAACGAGTTTCCGATATTCTAAAAACTATTACGAACGAACAGGCCGCCGAACTCTATGGAATGTTGGGAGACGCGGACGCTCCCAGAAATTCGGTCGTCGCCGCAGTTATGAAAATCAAAAATGTCTCCGAAGAGGAAGCACAAGAGATTTTTGATTTCAATCTTTCAATGATCGCTCAAATGAAATCTGATTTGGAACTCAGGAAATAAGATTCAATTGATCTTGTAATTTATTCCTCGAAAAATTACGAAACAGTCGGAAACAAAACGGTTTCCGATTCTCCTATCTTTCTCTTTCTAAAAATCCTCTTTAACTCTCCATAGAACGGGCGGAAATTGCGGCCTCTGTAGGGACCTGGTGACCTTGTTTTAAAGTGATAGGTGCGTTATGATCCTATCTCGTGAAACCGGAAAAAGGAATTCGTTACGATTCTGCAACCATCGAGCTGGAAGGACTGACAGAGGATGAAACCGTTCTGCGGTGCCCTCTTGTCCTCGCTCGTGCCGGTGTATTCCAATACGTTTACCCTGATGGAAGAATTGTTCGAGAAGCAAAACTACCGGAAGAGTTATTCTCTCCGGAAACTCTCGCGTCTATACCGGGGCGACCCATTTGCGACGGTCATCCTCCTATTTCGGATAACGATGGGCTAATCACAGACAAGAACTATTCGAAGTATGCGAAAGGTTCCCTCGGTGATTCCGTTGAGGTGAAGGATGGTGCAATTTGGGTTAAGGAAACGATTTGGGACGCAGAATTAAAAGACTCTTTGAAACGAGGTGAGAAGCTTCAGGTATCCCCTGGGTTTCGCTCCCGTCTGGATTGGACACCGGGCGTTTTTGAAGGTCAAGGATACGATGTTGTTCAGAGAGAGATTCGATTCAATCACTCTGCTCATACTGGGAAAGGTCGAGGCGGTGAATCGGTTCGCGCCTACCTGGATCACGCTGACATTCCGGATAATGTAAATATCGCCGTTATCAAAACGGATTCTTCCCAAGGAGAAATTATGAAAGATGAAGAGATAAAAGGCTCTAAAATTGCTCAAGAAGTAAAGGGCTTTTTAAAGCGGCTCGGAGTTCGCTTGGATGCAAGCGAAGATCCGAATCAAGACCCAAAACAAACAACCACAACACCGGACGATAAGAAAACTCAAGCGCCGTCCCAAGAAACAGATAAGACAAAAGACGATCTTATCAAATCCCTAACTACGCAAGTCGCTACGTTAACGGAAGCCCTTGCGGAAATGAAAAAGCTTCTCGCCGCCGCCGTCGCCCCCGCAACTCAGGACGCGATCGCTCGCGATCGGATCAAGTTAGTCGAAACCGTGAAGTCGATCAAGGCGGATGCAAAGACCGACGGTCTTTCCGAAAGAGAGTTGAAAATTCTCGTAATCAACGAGGCTTTTCCTCCTGCGGAAGGAGTTCGTTTGGATTCGATGGAGGACCCAGCGTTAAATCTACGGTATGAGTCTGCGGTCGAGCTCGCACGGGAAAAGGCCTTGGTTCGAGGCGGTGGAAACGGCCAAGGAGAAAAGCAAAACGGAACACCTAAGCAGGACTCTGATGATCTGAAAACGATTCAGGATGCACGGCTGAAGATGAACAAAAGAGGAGATCAGTAAAAATGAAATTCAATACTTTGTTACGTTTTTTATTTCTACTTTTCGCTACAGTCTACGGAGTCACGCTTTTTGATGTGGGGCCTGTTGAATTCGTAAAGGTGTATTTCCCTTTTGGCGGGACTGCGTTACTCTCTCTTATGGGCGCATCCGTTCCCGACGCGGGATTGTATAACGAAAAGCCCGGACTTTACGGAACTGCATCCAGAGATTCAAACGACGAACGTAAGCGCGGTAGTGTTGTGTCTGTTGGTAGGTTGCCCTTTGGTTCCGCTATTATGCTCGTTGCCGGTGGCGAAGGGGTTTCGGTTATGAGTGCAGACCCAATTCAAGACAGCAAAGACATTGGCGTAGGAAATTCGGGAATCAGGGTAACGACTCGTTCGCCGAACATTTGGGCTGCTATTGCGATCGTAAATCCAGGGACCAATAACGCTACATTAAGTATGGCTGTTACGGGTCAAGGGACACAAGAGAATCCCTACCGAATTACAATCAATGCGGCAACGAACGGTTCGGCTGCGATTGCATCGATAGCTTCACAAATCAAGTCGGCACTGGAAGCAGATACTACAATCAACGGAATTATCTCTGTTGAACTACTGGGTGACGGCTCTGGTGTAATGTCGGCTATTGCAATGACCTCACTGACAAAGATTGTTTCTGATTTGCGATTTGATGGCGTAACATCCTATTCCACTGCGGCGGGGGATCTGAAAAAACTTTCCTACGAAGATGGCCAACTCTGCACATTCGTTGAGAAAGGATATGTCTGGGTTCCTTGTGAAGAGGTAACAACGGAATTTGATCCGGTTCGAGTTCGTGTCGTGAGCGAAGGTGATATCCTCGCCGGTTCCTTTAGAACGACTGCGATTCCTGGTAAAACCGCCGTTATCACTGGGGTTAAGTTTGCCTCTAAGCAAGAGATTGGAATCGCAGAACTCAATCTGGCGTCCGGTTTTTACACGATCACATTGGATAATTAAGGAGGTTATCGATGGCTGAAGCAATTTTTAGAAAAGAAGACTCGGAGCACATTAAGAAAGAGCTATTAACTCCGAGAAAAAACGAACTTGTAGCAAGAAATATTTTTGATGTGAATTCGGATACGCCGACCTACTCACATTCCTATTCGGCTGAAAGCGTAGAGGATACAGGTTCCGCAAGGATCAGAGAATCCGGTTCGGATGCGGACGGTTTGCCCTTAGTTGGCGAAAAAGCCACAAAAGAAACTGACAATTTGTTGGTTATCGAGTCGGGTTTTCGGATCACGCAGGACGATTTGGATGCGGCGGAAGCGCGCAGGCAATCTGGCAAAGGTAGCGAATATCCAGTGTCCGAAAAGAGACTGAACGGAACCAGACGTTATATTGCCGAGAAGGAAAATCGGGTTATTTTTCACGGATGGAGTCTGTCTGGTAAGAAAATCAAAAACGGCCTGTTTAATTGGCCTGGGATCAACGAAGGTCAGATTTCTGAAGTAGGAAATGGTAAAACTGGAATTTCGAAACGACTCTGGAAATATAAGACACCCGAACAGATCCTTGCGGACATCGTTGATGCTAAGGCGGAGTTGGAAGGGAGCGGTAAATTCTCGGCAGCAGGAATCCTGATCGATGACGAAGACTACCTTCGTCTGCTCATGCCTGTTTCCAGTAGCTCGAACGTGACAACACTTCAGTGGCTTCTGCAGAATAAAGAACTCTTTTTCCCTCGCGGATTTATTCGAACGAAGGATTTGTCTTACAACATCCTGAACAAAAAAATCGGAAACGATTCCGTCGGTGGATTTTGCGTTTTCGACGATGCTTCCGACGTTGCCGAGATCATCATCGCAAGGGACTTGGAAGTTGTAGAAGAAACGTTTAATGCTTTCGACGGGCAAATGAGAGTAAGGGCTTTTGAAAAAGTCGGTGGAATTCACGTTTACCAATCCAAAGGGATCGTGATGCGTTACGGAACTCATACGGTTAAAACCGTATAAGGATCTGACACAAATGAGAGCAAGCATAGCCGAACTTAAGGACTACGTTGGCGATCCGATCGCTGAGGTTTCAGACGGAACTCTCCGTTTGTATCTCGACGAGGCCGCTGACAGTGTGGTCGACAACACGGGACTTCAGGAATCACATCCGAGGTTCAATGTATTGCACCGTTCTTATGCGGCTGTCTTGCTCTTCAATAATGGTCAGATGAAAAATGAAGTCATGGCAGAATCCGTAGATGGAGTATCTCGTAACTATGATACGAACATATTCCCTTCTATGCAAGTTTCGTGGTTAGATATGTATAACAAAAAACGAACCGAAATCCTCGGGCTTAAAGGAAGACTCGGATAATGCCTACGGTCATCGAAGACAATACAAACCTGGATGAACTCATCAAAGGTTTGGAATATATCGAGTCTGCAACGATAACCGTGGGACTCGTCGGATCTGTCGATAGCGAATTACTTGTAATTGCGGGAGCGCACGAGTTCGGTGCTGTGATCCGGCCTAAAAATTCAAAATGGCTTGCAATTCCGCTTCATCCCGAATTGAAAGGGAAAAGTCCTCGTAGTATTCCTGGACTCAAATTCATTCCGCCTCGAAAGGGCAAATCCGCATTTTTAGCAAAGGTCGAAGGTGGAAAACTCGAACCTCTTTTCATTCTCACCAAAAAGGTGGTCATTCCGGAGCGTTCCTGGCTTCGCGGAACTTTTGATTTACAGTCCTTCCAAAATGCAGTTATGGAAGAATTCGAAAAGGGAATATACGATTTCTTGAATGGAGAACTGGAAGCGGAACAAGTCCTGCATCGAGTCGGGCTCAGAGCTGTTTCCGAAATCAAAAATCGGATCGTAAATAACGATCCTCCGTTTGCAGCTCTCTCCGGATTGACTTCCAGCCTAAAGGGAAACACGAAACCATTGCGAGATAATTTAAGATTTTTTAATGCGATCAATTACGCAATCAACGGGGATGTGGTCGCATGAGTCTGACAAACGTTGCGAAATCCCTCGAAGATTTTCGTCGCCCGATTCAATTTTTTAGGAAACTTCCTAAAGCTACAAATGCGAGAGGAGAATCCATTAGAGAGTTTGCGACAGGAATTCCTCTTACATGGCCGGTTACGACGATCAGTTCCAAACAGTTATATGTATTACCGGATGGACAGTATTCCTCCGAAGACCGGAACTTTTATCAAATCGGAAAGGCGATTCAAGTAAACGTAGGAGATGAATTTGAATTCGACAGAGTTCGGTATATCGTTTCCATGATTAAGGATCTGAATTTCGAAGCCGGGTTTATTCGATATGTTTGTAAAAAAAAGGTAAGTAATTCATGAAATTCGAAGATATAAAATCCGTAATGGATAGTTTGGTTGCGGTTCTTCGCGTCAACCATCCGGATGCTACAATTCAACTTGCGGATCAGGATTTCGATAAACCGGAGTATCCGTATGGAACGTATAAGGTTTTGGTTTTGAACCAAGATCCGACGAAGTCCGCATCTTCGTGGATAGAAGCAACCGGCCCGGAAGATTTCAAACAAGTTTTTCGAAAAAATCAACACGCGTCGATCAGTCTCGCATTTTTACACAACTCATCAATCGCAACTTGTTTCGATCTTTGCGAACGAGCAATGGACTGGTTTGATTCCGTCAATGGGTTGGCTGAGTGTGAAACGTTCGGAATTACTCCGCAACTTGTTTCCGGTGATGTTCAAGACCGGACCACCGTTTTAGAATCCACACAATACGAATACAAGGCAGGATTTGATGTTCTATTCAAGTCCAGAAAGTTCAACGAAACACAAGGAAAAACAACTGCGACCGCGCCGTCGGTTGAATTCCAGGAGGAAGCATGAGCGCACAAACTATTTCGAAAATCGATCCGATCCAGATCAATATTTTCTTGCGAAACACTCCGGTCTCTCAAATGGGATTCGGATTACCAATGATCTTAGGGATCAAAGCGCCGATCTATTTCTTACAAATCCTGAGCGGTTCCGCCGGACTTATCTGGAAATCCGCGACGCCCGGCGTTGTGTTCATTCAAGTGAAATACATCGTCGCCGGAAATAATACGGCTCTGAGTGTCGTTCGTTCCGGAACCGGAGCCGAGAACGATCCGTATATGATTACGGTCAACGTAGCAACAAACGGAACTGGAGTCGCGACTTCCGCCGCTCATCAAATCAAACTCGCAGCGGAGGCGGTTTCGAATATCGCAGGCGTGACTAAAATTGTGGACGTCATCGAAGTTGCAAACGCGGGAAGCGGTGTCGTTTCTGCATTTACTCAAACCGCGTTGGGTTATGAGAGATACATGGAAATTACTTCCGCAGACGATCTTTTGGAACTTGGATTCCTATCAACGGATAAAGAATACATCCAAGCGACGAAGATTTTCCGGCAAACTCCGAGACCGAAAACAGTTGCGGTCTATTTACTCACAGCATGGGCGAACGCGGCGGCTGAAATTGCGGCACTCAGGAACACCGGAAAAGACGCTTGGTTTAAGACGATCGCAACCACACACATTAAGAGTGAAATATGTGCGTTAGGCGACTATCTCGCTTCGATCGAGAAAATGTATTTTGCCTGCACCGACGATCTGACCACACTCGTCGGAAGAAATTCAATCTGGGAATATATCACACTTCACAAAAATCCGGACTCGTTTCCGGAAGCGGCCTGGGTTGGAAATACCGCGCCTCGAAGAGTGGGATCGTATAACTACGCTTACTTACCGTTGGATGGAGTAGAAAATTCTGGTTATACAGACTCACAAACGTCCTCAATTTTTTCCGACAAAGGAAATCTGATCGTAGACTTTGGTAAAGCACAGGTCCCGTTCCCTGGAGTTTCAACAGGGAACGTTTTTGCGGACGTCGTTGAAAATCGAGTTTGGTTAAAGGCTCGATTGAAAGAAAACATCACTAGTCTTTTCCTGAACTCAGACGTGGTTCCCTATACAATCCAAGGAATACAAATGATTGAGGCACGTATGCGCGAAGTGTTCGTTCAAGCCGGTCGTCAGGGAATCATTGCGCCGGTTGAAACGGATGCGGACAAAGCTCGTTCCGATCTCGGAGACTATCAATACAAAATCAACTTACCGGAAACGATCGATGAGATTCCGACAAACGATCGGAACAATCGTGTTTTGCCTAACGTCGTTTTTTCGTGTCGTTTGAGAGGGGCAATCAACGAAGTCGACATCGACGGTGAACTTACCTAAAAGGAGCAATTGAATGAATGGAATTTGGGACCCAAAGAAACTTAACGTAAACTGTAACGGACGTGAAGTTTCCGGAATGAGCCAAGCGGACGGCTTCTTTAAAATCGAACCCGTCACCAAAGAATACATCCTGTCGCAAGTCGGCATCAAAGGTGATTGGAATATCTCGGAAGTATATGACGGAAGAGCCAAACTCACAATCGTTCTTATGGGAGATTCCCCTGAAAACGAATTCTTTTTCGCAATGGGAGAAGGACGGCTTCCGTGTGTATTCACGATGAAAGATAAAAGCGACGGTGGAATGTTAGGCTTTTCCGCACAGGGTAGAGTCTGGGAAAGGCCCACGATCGAGCGCGGTAAAGAATACAAGGATCGGACGTGGGTTTTTCTTCTTCCGGATTATAAAGGAGTTTTAACAGCATGAACAACGAAAATATCATAGTGAGAAATAACCGGGATCAAGCGTCTGGAAAAACGGAACATCAAAAAGCCGATTCTAAATTGGAACGGATTCCGACCGAACCGATCCTTGTAGACATTGATGACGATGCAAGAGTCGCCACTGTTCAATTTGTGGATGGAAGAAACTACAAACTACAACATCCGGGGAACCGCAAAGCTCTGCGTTGGAGACAGGAAGCGATTTCATTAACGGAAGGATTGAACCAAGACAAACTATTAGACAAGTTCTTCAAGTTCAGCGTTAAACCTGTCGGCCACTCGTTTGAACCTACATTAGACAACATAGAACCGAATCATGTGGAGGTATGGCTAAGAATAGCCAATCGATTTCTTAAGTGGGAGTTGGAATAACCGGTTCCCAAACTTTGAACAAGTCCCTTCGGTCGACGAATTTCTCAAGTGGATAGACGAAGAAGTCGATTGCGAAATTCAAATTTGGAAGCCGTTCATTCTCGGAGCGGCTCAGTTTAATCAAAAAGAAATCGAAGACGCACCTACGGTTCTTTACGCAAAGATCATGGAGGTTGTGGATCGAAGAAAGAAACGAGAAGCCGAAGAGAAAGCAGAAGAGTTGAAGTTTTTGGCGAAGCTACTCAGAGGATCCTGATTTTAATCGTATTCAAAAATTCGAATACATAAAGGAAAAGTAAGAATCAATGGCAGTGAGAGAACTAAACATCGCTCTTAAAACAAATCGAGGCGACGCAACCGATGCGTTGAAGGAAGTTCAAGAAGAACTTAACTCCGTAAAAACTCAGTTTGCCGACTTGGGTGGTTCTCTTGATTTATTTACTGATGAGCAGACGGCTGCTTTCAAAGAGTTTGGGGAATCGATCGGAGATAGTATTGCTGGGAAAGCCGATCCCGCAATTTCAGAACTCGCAAAGAAGTTTAAAACTACAGAATCAAACATAGAACAATTGATTTCAAAATCTCGTGAAGATCTGAAACTTGAGTCAGAGTTAGTGGCCACCGCAAAGGCCGCAGGACTCACAGACAAAGAACTCGAAAAGCTCAATCAGGAAATGTCTGATACGGCGAATAGTGCGGGTTCCCTCTCCGGAATGCTCAAACAAGTTGCGGCTATTGGAATTGCTTTCGCGGTGGGATCCTTCGCAACCGCGTCCATTGACGCGGCTGCCGCATTAGAAAGACAGAATGGAATTCTGCAAACTCTTTCGGGTTCTCAGTATCCAAAACTACAATCTGCGATCACACAAACAATTCAAGATTCGAAAGGACTTGCTTCGGAAGGAGGACTCTCCCAAGTTGCGAACGATGCGATCAAAGCGGGTATGTCGGTTGACTTCATTTCCAAAAATCTCTCAGGACTCTCCCAAGTTGCGGAAGTGACAGGAACGGACCTGTCCGCCTCGATGAACGAAGCGTATCAAGCGATACAAACCGGGTCCGACGATTTTCTAAAAAAGAACGGAGAACTCTTCTCTTCCTATACAAAAGAATTCAATCAAATCAATAACTCTGCAATGACGGAAGCCTCCAAGCGTCTTGCAAGAGAAAAGCTGATTTCCACAGCACTCAGAGAAAACTCTGCCCTACAAGATGCGTATGGATCACATTTGAAATCCGCATCCGCAATCTTTCAAGCCTACAATCAAAGGATGGGGGATTTGAAAGAGATCTTTGGAAAAGTTCTTCTCGAAGGAATGAAGCCCTTTCTTGCTACATTCGTGAGTATATTAGAATATTTTACTGTTGGAGAGGATGCGCTCAATCGAGTAAAGGGGGCATTGGTCATCTTTGGTTCGGTGTTTACCGGTGTTTTGGTAGCCATTGCCGCGAAAATGGTTGTTGCCGCCTCGGCAACCGCTGGAGGAATGATTCCCGCTCTCTACGGAATGGCTGTGGCTGGTTGGTCGGCAATTGCTCCATGGATTCCTTTTATTGCGTTAGGCGCGGCTGTAGCCGCAACGATTGCCGCAATCGTTTTGATAGTGGACGACCTCCTCGTTTGGATGGATGGAGGTGAATCGATTATAGGGGATTTCCTCGGTCCATTCAAAGATTTTGATATTAAAAAGTTATTTGGGCAAGCCTTAGACTATCTGATCAATCTCGCCAAAAAATATGGAAAGCTTATAGTTGGGACTCTCTTTCCTGTTTCTTCAATTTTTGCCGCCTTCGATGAAATCGTAGAATGGTTTAAATCACTTCCTAAGATCATAGAAGATCTATTTAAAGACATAGGCCCAAAGATCAAAGAGGCTTTTTCAGGGATCTTGCCTTCCGGTATTTTCAATTTTGGAACACCTGGAAAGGCGGATAACGTTACAAAAGTTCACGATGCCATCATCACGAAAACCGGCAAAGTCATCCATACAGATCCGGACGACAATCTCGTTGCGGTAAAGGACTTAGGATCACTCGGAAGATCCAAATCTTCCGGAGGCATCTCAGTCAATATCGCAAACGTTACGTTAGGAGCTGGATCGCCGCAGGAGAACGCGTCCATTTTTGCAAAGTATTTGGAAAACGAATTAGAAAAAATAGCGATTAAGCTCGGCCTTTCTGCTGGGCTTTCTCCGGAGGTAATGTAATGGGAATCATCACGGGAAGAGACACAATCGCTCTAACGGATGGCGATACTGAAATCGAGATCAATGTATCGTTAGAAATGCAACACTCGTATCCTGCCGAAGTGACCGGGCATCCGATTGAAAAAGAGAAAGGAAAAACATCGGTAACGGATCACGTCATTCCGGGTCAAAGAGGAATCTCATTAAGCGCGATTCTTTCCAATTCAATCACAATCTTTTCTTTCCGCAATGTGACCGTGGATGAAAAATTAGAAACACTCATTCGTTGGCAAACGAACGGGACGTTAGTTACGCTTCTCGGTTATACAACCGACGGGATATTCACGAAGATACTGTCTCTGCTTCCATCTTTCTTTCGATACGTTCCGCCCGATGATCCGGACAAACGATACTTAGGTAGAACTATGGACGAAATTCCAAACCTGTTGATCGGAGACATTAGTTTTTCTGAATCTAAAGATATGGGGGATGATGTTAGTATGACCCTATCCATTTTCCCGATTCAGATTGTAGAGGCTAAAACCAGGAATCTGAACGCCGT